CTTCTTCTGGTACAACTTCAACTGGTCCTTTTTGTTCTTCTGGTTCCTGAACCGCAACTTCTTCTGCTATCTCTTCTTCTGAAGGGATATCTAGTTTAGTTCTAGTGTTCGGGAGTCCTTTATCTATATCTGCCATTTATACTCCTATCCTTTCCTATCACGTTTTAATAATGAAGGCAACCCTTGTGAGTTAGGGCCTCTTTCTGGTGGTGGGCCTGATGTATCACCACCCGATAAGCCACCTCTTGCAAATCCTTTTATGTTTTTAATTAAGTTTTCATATTCTAATTGTTGCAAATTTTTATCTTGTATTGCATCTATTCTATTTGCTTCTTCTGATATATTTTTACCAGCCGCAATGCTTCCTTCTCCTACTATACTCATAAGACCTATTGGTGATAAGACTCTTGAAACTTTTAAAGCTGTTGGAATACTCACACCTAAATTTAAAGCTCGTTGCGCTATTTTTTGCAGGGCTCTATTTTTCATTCCTTTGGTTGCACCAATTGTGCCCTTAACAAGGTCTGGTGCAAAAGTTGCCTCTGCTCCTAAAATAAACCTATCTAATGGACTTGATAAATCATATCCTCCACCTGTTGCCGTTAAAAGTCCTAATCCTGTAGGACCAAAACCGGCTCCTACGACTCTACCTGTAGCTTTTCCTAATCCTTTTGCAGCATCAGTTAAAAGTTGTCTGTCAACAGAACCCGCTTCTCCTTTTCTTTTTTGTAAAGATGACACCACATTTTTTAATGGCTCTGATTTTGTTTGAATTACAAAATTATTTTGTTTTGCAAGTTCTCTTATATTTGATTGAGCTTCTGGAGAATAATCTGTAAAACTTTGAATAAATTTTTCAGGATTTAAATTTTTACCTATTTTAATTATAGGAGAATCTACACCTGTTTCTTTTGAAAATCTTTTTGAAATAGTATTAAAATCATTTATCTCTTTTGTAGTTGCAGAATTAGTTTTTAATTTTTTAATTAATGCAGAAAAAGGTTTGTCAATAGTATTAGCTTTTTGTTTATTATATTTATTTTTAATAACTTGTGTTGCCTCTGTATAACCAGGGGCATCTTCAAACGTGGCTGAAAGACCAACTGCTTCATCTATTACATCGCCTTTACCTTTTATTAAATCACTTAATACTCTTCTTAAATTTACAGTTGTGCCTTTTTTAAGATTTAATAAATCATCTCTTATGCTAAATTTTAAATCACGAATAACTCCTTCTTGAAATCCAAAACTTCCTGATCTATTAGCAATAGAATCTAAAATATCTGCTGCTTGATTAGGTGAGGGATATTTAAAATTAGGTATATTTAAATTTCTTCTAGTTCCTGTTTTTAAAACTTCAACATATCTTGCTACATCATTTCTAGTTTGATTAATTAAAGGAACACTTCTTGATGCGCCTTTACCATAAAGCTGTTCCGCTAATTCTTCTATGTCAACATCTGGATCTAATTTAAATTCTTCGTTTAATCTCATTACTGCCTCAAACGTGTTGGTGACTGCTTTTTTAGCACCAGCAGCAGTTCCAACAGATTGTCTAAAAACTTTTCCTGAAATAGTATTTAAATTAGGTATTTCATCTTTAATTAAATTTTTAATATTTAATTTATCAAAAGTTTCTTTAGAGGTTGCGCCTTTAATTGCATCAAAATTTCCTTTTATATATTTTAATAAATCTCTCGATAACTGATCTAATCCTGATGAGGCACCTTTTACTTTACTGGTTTTTGCAAACCATTGTTCAGGTGTAATATTAGGATTTTTTTCAATTATATTTAATAAATCTTGTATATTTTTAGCACTAGCTTCTTTTAAACCAAGTATTTTAGTTGGGAAATTTTTATCTTTAAATTTAAAATTAAATGTTTTCATTAAACGTTTAGGATTACGAATGTCATATTTTTGATTTTTATTTAATTTATTGTATTTTTGTATACCATATTCTTTAATACGTTCTTGTACTTCAGGAGGGTAGTCTGTTATTTTCTTTGTTTTCCTACCAGCATACCCCTGCCTCGTACCACCAAAACCTGGTTGCACTAACATACCACCACCAGCTTTTGGATTACGTTTATTAAAATCTTGAAATGCTTCTATTTCTAAAACTTTTTTTGGTCTTTGAATAGCACTAGCTGGTGTAAAAGGTTTTTTAATACCTTTTCTAGTTAGGTACGCCATCATTTGTGCTCTATTTTTTGGATGCATTACTCTCCTAACATTCTTGCGATACCACCGCCTGCTTTTTTAATTGATGGTGCATCGTCTGAAACTTCTTTTATAATCTCTGATTTAGAAATTTCATCTATGTCTGTTGCATCTGCGGCTGTTCCGTCTTGGTCAAACTCTACTTTGTATTCTTCATATTCATCAGGTGGTTTTTTTCCTTTGGTGGTCTCATCCATTTGACCTTTTCTAAATACCATTTCAGTTCTGTCTTCAATAGTGTCATAACTCATGTCACCATAGTTAGCCCCACCCAATTTATCTTTTGTAATTTTAATGTCTCCTGTTACTATGTCCTCTGTCATAACATAATCAGATCCATCTTTACCTGTATAAGTAAATTCGTTTACTCTCTCTTGAGGCCCTACTTTAGATCGTTTACCAAACAATTTAATTTTCTCTACAAGATCAAAAAAATACGATGGGGCACCGCTTGCAGCTTCTGCTGCTTTTTCTACTACAGGTGCTGCTTCTTTACCAAACATTTTTAATGCACCTGCTTTAAGTGCGCCGATACCTGCAGCTGCACCACCCATAAGTTTTAAGAATGCTCTCTTAGACATACCAGTTTTTAAACCAACACGTCCACCTATTGCAAATGTTTCATTATCTGCATCTGGATCAAAATCTGCTGGTTCAGCGTCGTAATTTGGATCATCAGCGTCTCTTAGTTTTTGTCTTTCAAAAATATGATCAGTGACACTTTCATCATTTACAATTTTTTCTCTGTCTGCTTGTGATAAATTTTTATATCTACCTTCACCTTTTAAAACTTTGTTAGCTTCTTTCATTGCTTCAATAGGTTTCATTTTTTTAATATCTGTAATAACTCTTTCAACTGGAGTAACCATTTCTTCTGCAAAAGGTTTACCAAAATCTCTCTTGATAACTTTACCTTCTTTTCTACCAAGTAATGCTTCTGTAATACCTCTACCTTCAGGACTATCTGCAGATATAACTCGAGGTTCAAGTTTTTTTTTGTTAAGTTCTAAAATATATTTAACTTGTTCCTCATTATATTGATCAAAATCAATACCTTGTCTTTTAGCTCCCTCAACTATTTTGTTTACTTTAGAATTAATGTTAGTAGCTAAGGCCTTACTAATAGACATAATGCCCTCGTTTTGAAAAGGCGCATTTTTTATCATGGCCTCTTTCATTAACAGTCTTCTAAGTATGGATATTCCGGCCATGTCTAATCTCTAAATTTTCTATTTTTAGGTACTTTTACTTTATCTTCTTTAAGACCTTCTTTTTTAAATCTTTTAATTCTTTCCTCTTGTAATATTTCTGTTCTTCTAAAAGGATTCTTAACACCTTTTACTAATTTTCTTCTTGGCCCTGGTTCAGGTCTAGATCTTAATCTAATATCTGGTAAACCTTCATATTTTTCTGTAAGATTTCTAGAACCTTTAAATAGTTTACCTTGTAATTTATCTTGAGCACTTTGTAGATCTTTTATGTCTCCTTTACTTTTCCCTTTAGTAACTCTTGATTTTATTTCTTTAACTTTTTTATTATATTCATCGACTGCTGGTTTGTTTAACATTTTTTTTATGTTGGTCATTTTTTTAAATTTTGCACCAAACTTAGCAGTATCTTTTTTTAAAATTTTTTTAATCTTCTCGGCTGCTTTTTTAGCAGCGTCTTTTTTTGAAAAAGCTTTTACAATTTTTCCAGCTACAAACGGTTGTCTATGGTATTTATTTGACATCAGTAATATTTCCTTTTAGGTTTTTCTGCCTTTTCATCTACGTAATCTTCAGGGTGACCGATCAGACCGCCCTGCCTGAATCGCATAATCGCTTGTGTCGTAGAATCCACAAGGTCATCATGATCGCCGTATGGGAATGCTGCGCACTCCTCTACAACCTCCTCAGCAAATTTTTGCTCAGGACACCATATCATACCACTTTCAAATAAAGGTGCAACCGCATTTACACGAGCGTGCTTATCGTTGCCTTTTGACGGGGTAAAGTTGACAACCGGTATATCCATCTTCCTCAACTCGTATGTCAGAGGTAAACCTGATGCTTTTGCCTCTACAATCACCGTTTCTGGCATCCAGTATTTATATTGTTCAAGGGCCAATCTCCGTAGTTCTGGAAACTCGTACCGACCTTTGATAGCATCTAATAATATTAAATTAGCTC